GGAGAAACCGCATGTTAACTCTGTCGCTGTGCGCGACAAACACAGCACCCTGAGTTTAGCAGACAGCCACGCGCGGCAACCGACAACCAGCTCAGATGCTGCTGACTGCATAGTGAGGACCAATGCCAGGAAGGGGACGACCGCCGTCTAAGGCGGAGTGGAGCCGGGAGCGCGACCAGCGCCGCCGCGAGGCCGAGTTTGTGAAGGTCTCCGACGACGGTCAACTGCGTGGGCCGCTGTTACCGGATTCGATAAGTTGGCATGATCGCACCCTAGCCTGGTGGGATAACTGGCGGCGCTCTCCCCTGTCGCAGACGTTCACGACAACGGACTGGGACTTCCTGCTGGACACGGCGGTCCTGCATAACGATCTGTGGGCCGGGAATACCGGCGTGGCTGCTGAGTTGCGGCTGCGTGTCGCCAAGTTCGGCGCGTCTCCCGAGGATCGTCTGCGGCTCAAGGTTGAGGTCACCGACGAGGTGGCCGCTTCCAAGGCCGAGCCGCGCGTGGACTCTGACCGTAAGGCGCGTCTCGTTGCTGTCGCCAACGCATAGCCTCGGGCTTCAGATCGTTGATTGGCTGGAGCATTACTGCGTCCACGGTCCTGGCGATGTCGAGGGCGAGCCGCTGCGACTGGATGACGAGTTCGCCGCGTTCATCATGCGCTGTTATGAGACCGATGACGCTGGCCGCAGGCTGATCCGTCGCGCGGTGCTGTCGCGTCCTAAGGGTCGCGCCAAGTCAGAGCTGGCGGCGTTCTTGGCTATCGCTGAAGCGATTGGCCCGGTGCGCTTCTCGCACTTCGCTGCTGCTGGCGAGGTCTCCGCGTGGGGTTATCCCTACGACGAGGGCGAGCCTGTGGGCACTCCTGTCAAGCGTCCCGAGGTGCTGTGCTTCGCTACGGAGTACGGCCAGGCCGGGAACACCTACGACGCGGTGCGGTTCATGTGCTCAACGTCCGAGCGGCTGCGCGCTGACTATCCCGGCATTGACGTCGGGCTGACCCGCATCATCCTGCCGCAGGGTGGACAGATCACGCCGGAGTCGGCTGCTGATTCCAGCAAGGACGGCGGCAAGTCCACGTTCTGCGTGTTTGACGAGACGCACCTGTGGACGCTGCCACGGCTGAAGCGACTACACCAGGTGGTGCTGCGCAACCTGCTCAAGCGCAAGACGGCTGCGGGCTGGGGCTTTGAGACCACCACGATGTACGCACCCGGTGAGGGCTCGGTGGCCGAGGGCACGCACGAGTACGCCAAGGCCGTGGCCGAAGGGCGCACCGCTGATGCGGGTTTGCTGTTCGATCACCGCCAAGCCGCACCGAAGTGGGACGCCAGCAAGAAGCGCGACAGGCTCGCGGGCCTGTCCGAGGTTTACGGTCCAGCATCCGAGTGGATGAACCTGGACGCCATCGCCACCAGTTACGAGGACCCGCAGACGTCATCGGCTGAGTGGGAGCGGTACTGGTTCAACCGGCCCGTCTCCATTCAGGGTGCATGGCTGGCGCAACACGCCTGGGACGAGTGCCAGGTAGCGCGCGAGATCCCTGACAAGGCTGACGTCGTGCTGGCTCTGGACGGTTCGTTCTCGGGTGACTCCACCGCGTTGGTTGCCATACAGATCGGTGAGTTCCCCCACGTTCAGGTGGCTGGTCATTGGGAGCGGCTGCCGGGTCAGACTGATTGGCGCGTGGACATCCTCGATGTCGAGGAGACGATCCGTACGGCGTGTCTGCGCTGGACGGTGCGCGAGATCACCGCTGACCCACACCTGTGGGCGCGGTCCTTGCAGATACTTGCCGAGGACGGTTTACCCGTGACCGAGTTCCCGCAATCGGCAGCACGCATGACCCCTGCAACCAAGCGCACCACCGACATGGTGAACACGCGCAGCTTGACCCACAACGGCAATGCATCCCTGACCCGCCACGTCAGCAACGCTGTCCTCAAGCAGGACTCGCGCGGCACCAGGCTGATGAAGGAAACCAAGTCCAGCGAACGCCGCATTGACTTGGCCGTGGCGATGGTCATGGGTATTGAGCGCGCCATGACGCGCGTGCAAACACCACCTGCGCCGACTGTGAACTTCTACTAACGGAGACTTGATGCTGGCTAACGTCTTGCAGGTTGCTGGCCTGCTTGCTATCGCGGTGGGCGTGGGATGGATCTTCCCGCCTGCTGGCGTGGTGGCCCTCGGTGTCGGTGCGCTCCTGTTCGGTCTAGCACTGGAGCGTGAGTGATGCTGGGACGTTTGCTGACCCCTGCGCGCGAGGAGCGCGCCGTGACCTACCAGTCACTCTTTCTGACTGATGGGATGCTGGCACCCGCGTCGCTGTCCGGCGTTTACATGACTCCGGCCACCTCGACGAAACTGGCGACCGTCTTTGCTGCGCTGCGGCTGATTGCCGACACGATTGCCACCCTGCCGATTGACTCCTTTATCCGGCGCGACGGTGAGCGCGTCCCGTTCCGTCCGCGTCCTGAGTGGGTGGACCAGCCAGACGCTGACCGGGCTGTGGCTCGCTCGGACTTCTACCAGTCTGTGTTGATGTCGGTGCTGCTGAACGGCAACGCCTACATCCGCATCATCCGCGACAACGGCGAGGTCATCGGCTTCAAGGTGCTGGACCCGACGCGGGTGCGCGTGGAGCGTAACCGCGCTGGGTTCGCACAGTTCATCTTTGATAACACGATCATCATCCCCGCCGAGGACATGCTCCACATCACGGACATCCGGCGTCCTGGCGCGCTGGTCGGCATGTCGCGGGTGGATGAACTCAAGGACGTGCTGGGGATCGCTCGCGCGCTCGATGAGTACGCGGGCCGATACTTCGGCAGCGGCACGATGTCCAGCGGGATCATCAACGTCCCCGGCGATATGACCGAGGAGCAAGCGACCCGGCTCAAGGATCAATTTGAGAAGAACAGCCGAGGGCTGACCAAGGCGCACAGGCCGAACATCCTCACCGGTGGCGCGACGTTTGAGAAGTTGAGCGCCGACGCCGAGCGTGCGCAGTTGGTGGAATCGCGTGCCTTCACGGTTGAGGAAGTCGCGCGTATCTTCAAGATCCAGCCGGTGATGCTCGGCATCACGGCGGGGATGTCGCAGGCGTCGGTGGAGCAGCAGCACATCCAGTTCGTCACGATCACGCTGCGGCCATACGTTCACAAGCTTGAGGAAGCGTTCAGCACCCTCCTGCCGGGTGGCGCGTTCCTGCGGTTCAACATGGACGGCCTACTGCGTGGCGATCTAGCCAGCCGCTTCTCCGCGTATTCAACAGGCATGCAGTCCGGCTTCCTATCCCCCAATGACGTGCGACGCCGCGAGGACCTGCCACCCGTGGATGGTGGCGACGTGTACCGGGTGCCGCTTGCCAACATCAACTTGGAAGCCGCGAACCTCGTGGAGACTGACCGCCGCGTGATGATGGCGACGAGACTAATCAACGTGGGCTTCGAGCCGGAGCAGGTTCTGGCCGCGCTGTCGCTTCCGTCGATTGAGCACAGCGGTTTGCCGTCGGTGCAGTTGCAGAACGCTGCCGCGTCGGTCGGTCTGCCTATTGACGACGTGTACCCAACGGGCCGCGATTTGCACGAGGACCTGGAGCAGCGCGAAGCGATCGAGACCCTGGGCGAGACCCTCGTGTCCACGATCCAGAACCTGCCGCAGCCGATTGTCAACGTTCACATGCCAGAGCAGCCAGCGCGCACGCGCAAAGTGAAGCGCGACGCCGACGGCAATATCTCTGAGATCGTGGAGGAGTAATGGCTCTCAACACCAACGGGCTCAACGCGCAGGTCGGTGGCCTGACTGCCGTCGCTGCCTTTGCCAGCCTTCACACCGCAGCACCTAACGCATCGGGCAGCAGCGAGGTCACAGGCGGGTCCTACACCCGTGAGTCAATCTCCTGGGGTGCGGCATCAGGTGGCACCGCAGTCTCTAGCGCGAATATCGTCTTTGACGTACCGACGGGCACGACCATCACGCACCTCGGTTACTGGTCGGCGTCCACATCCGGCACGTTCTATGGCAGCCGCGCGTTGGATACCTCGCAGACTTTCAGCACCGCAGGCACCTACACCATCAGCGCAGGGAACCTGTCCGAGTCAGTCTCCTAAGCCATGGCTGGGCTGTTCACCCTTGACAGCGCCACGCTCGGCGTTCTGGGTGAAGATGTCCTGGGTGGCCAGGGCACCGGGTTCGTCGTCGGCTCTAATACAAGCGCTGGCAGCGTCACAGGTAAGCAAGGCTTCAGCGGCTCTGTCATCGGTGCGTCATCGAACGCCGGAACGGTCACAGGTGCGGCGGCTCGGCTAGGCAGCGCATCGGGCAGCACAACGAGCGCAGGCACGGCGACTGGCATTGCTGCGCGGTTCGGTTCCGCGACAGGCTCACAGACCAGCGCAGGAAGCGCTACGGGCACCGAGAACGCGACAGGAACCGTCACGGGTGCGCAGACCAGTAGCGGCAGCGTTAGTGGCCTAGCGGCCCGCAATGGCAACGTGGTTGGGTTCAGCGTCAATGGCGGCGCTGCGGGTGGATCGCCAGACCTGACGGGTTCGGCGACTGGCAGCAGCACAAGCGCGGGCAGCGCGTCTGGCAGCACGCCATCACCACCGACACCACCACCAGCACCGACGCCAGGTGGCCACGGGCAGCCGTGGTGGTATTACCAGCAGCCGCGCAAGCCAGATCCGCAACCACCGCGACCCGTGGAGTTGCGCGGGTTCGCCAGCGGTCGAGGTCGCAGCGCAGGCAGCATCACCGGATCGGTGACCACCTTTGCAGTCATCACGCAGACCCAGCGCACTAGCGGCGCGGTGATTGGCCTCAAGTGGCCAGATGACTTTGAGATCGCACGTCGCGAACGGGTCGCGCGTGATGACGAGTTGATCCTCATGGAGTTTGCATGATTACTAGCGGCCAAGTAACAGTCGGCACGGCCACACCAGTCCTGCTCGGTGGCGCTCACGCCGGGTCCAGCAAAATACATATTCACAACCAGGACAACACAAAGGTGGTCTACCTCGGTGGCTCAACCGTGACCGCGGCGACAGGTCTACGGCTGCTGAAGGAAGAATCCATCGAGTTGGACCTGTATGCGGGCGAGGCTGTATTTGCCATCAGCGGGTCTGGTGACCACACCGTGTCCTGGTTGCGTCAGACGAGCTGATGCCGTACTTCATCACCGACCGGGCACAGGGCTGCGACGGTTGGGCCACAATCAAGGATGACGGCGAGGTCATCGGCTGCCACACGACCAAGCAGGCCGCCATTGACCAGATGGTCGCGGTCAGCATCGCTGAAGGGCTCGAGCCAGGTGGCGAGCGGGCCGACGCACCCGCACCGCCGTCCGATCAGATTCAGGGCAGCGACGAGAACGAACCGGGCAGCGCTGGTGGCAAGACTGGCAACATCACCCTGGACGATGCCACCGAGACTGCGCTGAGCCGGAAAGCCACGGAGCACAACGAGGCCATGGCTGAACGCGACAGGCCAGCCTGGACACGGGTACGCCTGGGTGCGCTGCGCTCGGTGTACCGCCGTGGTGCTGGCGCCTACTCGACCAGCCACCGGCCCGGTGTCACCCGTGGCGCGTGGGCGATGGCTCGCGTCAATGCGTTTCTGTTCCTGGCGCGCACAGGCCGACCTGAGACTCCCGCTTACATCGGCGACAATGACCTACTGCATCCAGATCATCCACGGTATTCAGGGTCGAGGACCGTGGAAGTCCGGCAGGTGTCTGTCCCTGAGTACGTTCGCAACGCCGCTGCGCGTGGCTTGGAGTTACGGCGCGAGGGTTTCGGCGGCGACGGTCTGACGGACCAAACTATCCGCGAGGCGCGGCTGATGGCTGATGGCCAGATGTCGGACAGCAAGGTGGTCAGGGCTAATGCCTGGGCCGCACGTCACGCCGTGGACCTAGACGCACCCGCGAACCGCGACCCCGATCATCCGCAATGGCCGGGTGCTGGCGCTGTCGCTCACTACTTATGGGGAATAGATCCCCTCAACCCAGGACCGGCACGACGCTGGCTGGAGAGGCAGGCAGAGATGCTGCAAGAGGATCGCGCGCTACCCGACAACTACCGGCCAGCGCTTGAGGCTGACGTTCCCGAGGGTCGCGCCTGCGGTAACTGTCGGTTCTATGACGAGTCAATGACACAGGGCGACCGCGCCTGGTGTCAGCGCTGGGACGAATACGTCCGAGGCGATTACTACTGCAATGCGTGGCAGGCTGATGAAAGGGCCGTGGATATGAGCCAAGTGGAGTTCCGCACGTTTGACGCGGATATCACCGAGATACGCCAAGCCGACTCGGGCGACGGCATGACGTTCGGCGGCTACGCCTGGAAGTACGACGTGCCGAGCCTTCCGCTGGGTCACGGGTTTACCGAGCGGATCGCGCCAGGAACCTTTACTCAGTCGCTGAAGTCCCGCGTGGACATTCGCGCCTATGTCAACCACAATGACGAGCTTCTGCTGGGTAGCACCCGCGCCAAGACTCTGCGCATCGAGGACCGCAGCGAGGGTGGCTATGTTG